CCATCTGTGTAAATTTCGTACATACTTACTTATTGTCTTTCTTTTTTAACTCACGGTATTCAATAGCCTTCTTTGGAGTCTTGCATATTGTGTCACCACAATGATCTCTATTTTGGTAAACGGAATTTATAGAGGTAGTCAGGTCCTCACATGTTTTAACTTTCCAACGCCCCAACATAGGTTTTTCCACTTTTACAAAAAGGTCGAGAAGTCTTTTGATCATTTATTTATTACTTTATAGTAATGGATCCCGACTTAGGCTATCTAATGAAGGTTGTAGAAGAATATAAACATAGATTAACCGATGGTGAGTATTTAGAAATATGCAACGCTCTTAAAAATGCTCATCACAAAATTAAAGGACAAAATCGAGAAAACTTTGTGAGGAGAATCAGGAAAAGATTGGTTTTCGGTTTGGGTCTAGTTATTTTTTTGCTTCGTCCTGGTTCGTCTTCCCGGTGATTCTATCAGGCCTAAAAAAGTTATTATATGGACACCCTAAACATCTTGTATGACGAATTGCACATGAAAGTGCGTCAGCATTCTCCATACATGGTTTTTTCTCAGCTTTTTTTCGTTGTCGATAGGTGCGTTGTCTTCCGATGGCGTAAATAAGAAGTGGGGTTTGACCTACAGCTATCATGATATTTCAATATAAATTTTAGTTTTTAAGTAGCCGGGCCGATCTGCGCAAAGGTGGCTTCCTAGTAAGTTCCTCGAATTTACGAACATACTTTGTAAATCTGGGATCATTTGTAGGCACTTTTGCCTTATTATAACAGGTCTGAATGAATTTCTTATCACCACTTTCCTGTGTGAGAAGATTGTAATAACTGAGTATAACCTCAAACATAGACAGTGCCATATTTTTACGAACTTCCATATCAGGGTTATTTTCTACGGTGCATAACATCATAGACAGAGTAGAAATCAATTCGGCACGTGAAAAGTTGCGCATTTTAGTTTAGAAAACAAAAAAATATAGGTCAACTTAGGGGTGCTAATCATTTTTAAACAGCATTGGTACTGTGCATTTTAAAAATGAAGTTTTATTTAATTATTTACTAAAATGCGGTAAGCAAATTAGTTGGAGAACGCGAGGCCACCCATACCGGACTGGATGCGAAGGACGTTGTAGTTGACCGCGAACATGTTGAGAGTGAGGTTGGTGCTTTGGTTCCTCGCCTTGATCGCAACCTGCGCGTTATCGATGCGAGAGAAGTTGCAGGTGCCAGTGGGCTGGTGCTCCTCGGGCTTGAGCGCGAAGGAGTAGGAGTAGACACCAGGCATGGGGGAGCCGGAGTGGTGCTGGTAGGACTGGACCTGGTTGAAGTACTTGGACTTCTGCTCCTTGAAGCGGTCCTGGCCGTTGAGGACAAGCTTGACGGTGTCAAGGGGACCAACGGTCTCCTCATCGAAAGCAGTCGCAGTAGCACCCGCGCCAGCAAGAAGCTTGGGGGCACCCTGAGTGCTGAATTCGTCGTGGGTCTTGGAGGCGGCAAGATCCAAGTTCGCAACAGAGGTGGAAGCAATCGCATCAACGTCAGTGGTGAAGTTCCACATGGCACAGTTGGACGCGTCAGACTCCGAAGCACACCACACAAGCTCCTTCACTGGGTGGTTGTACGAGAGGCGAACCTGCTTGGTCTGGTTCTGTGTGAGAGTGTCCGCGCCAGTGTGCTGAACCTGCTCGATGAGGTACTCGTGACCCTTCTGCGCGAAGCGGCGACGCTCCTCAGTGTCGAGGTAGATGTAGTTGGCCCAGACCTTGAAGGTGGAGTTGTCTGTGTAGATCCCGAACTCCGAAGAGAGGTCAAAATCGAGACGCACCTCGTGGTACTGGAGCGCAATGAGAGGAAGCGCGAGACCTGGGTTGCGGTTGAAGAAAAAAATTAGAGGGAGGAACATATCACCGTCGGCAATAGTAGTTGTCATCTTACCCCAGGTCGACTTCTTGGCCGAATCGAGGTAGAGCTCGGAGTAGAGACGCCACCACTTCTGGTAGTGCTTGTCGACACGCTGACCGCCGATGGAAAGCTCGGCAGACGCAATCGCACGCTCGGCAAGCCATTCGTTGGAGATAGCGCCACCGTTGGCGGACACGACACCGATAGTGGATGGAGCCTTGAGTTGAACGTACATATCACCGACGAGATCACCGTTGCGCGCAACGGTGACGGACACGCGACCGGAGGAAGAGGCAGTACCGTTGACGGTCTGCTCGATGTTCTCCATCGCGAAGTTGGTGTGGCGCTTGTACTTCGCCTGGAAGAAGGTCACCTCAGGGTTACCTGTGAGGTAGACATCCTGGGCGCCGTAAGCTACGAGTTGCATGAGACCACCGGCCATTTTGAGAGTTGTTGTACTATAGACAGAGAAAATAATTTTGGGGAAACGCGAAATTTCCACACCCAAAAATTCTCAGTCAAGATTAAATGTCTTCCCCCCCTGAAGAAGAAGTCGAAATTGAAGAAGGAGAAATCGTATCCGAATCTGAATCTGATTCCGATGTTGAGATCATTGGTGACATGATTGAAGATGACGAGGATGAGGATGAGGATGAGGAAGGAATTGATATCATGGAATTGATGGGTTCCCTCTTAGCAACCCCAGAGGGGGATACAGTCTGTAGTGCACTAGTAAATATTGCTTTACAGTTGCAGACCCAAAATAAAATACTGATAAAAATGTTGACTAAAATACAAAAAAATGCTTAGAGAATAACATAGTATTAATAGAAATGGAAGCGACCCACTTCATCGATAAGAGTCCAAACCTATTTGAATCTCTGGTAGAGCTTCAAAAGGAACAAATTCTGTCGATGAACTATGAGCACGTTCTAACATACATCAATAACCTAGAATTTTGCTGGGATCTCAAGGCGAATGATTTTAGAAACGCTCGTGAACTGGGGTATCGTCAGTTTATGCATCATGAGGGTTTTGACAGTTCCGGTCAACCCGACCCCTCTAAGATCGACATACTGGCCATCAAGGGAATCAAAGAGAAGAATTCACGTCTATGCACTGACCTGAAAAATCATGCTCGGGGTTTGGGAGTTCTTCAGAATGATCCTAATGAAAATGGAATCACCCTGTGTAAACGTATTAATAACATCCTTAAACAAATTGAGGATGCTTACGAAAACGTCAGGAGACATTTTATATCTTACGAACGGGTGGTAAATCCAACCGCGTTACCCCAAGTTGTTTCGCCTTCTGATCCGTCAACAATGGATGAGGAAGAAATTGAATCCGCCACCCCTTTTCAAAAATGTCTCCTTCGCACATTGGATGAGATCTACAAGCTCGGTTATCGGAGATATAAGGGATACTGTTGTGAAGAGATCAAAACAATTGATGGATTCCGGACCCGTGCATGGACGCCCAAATTTACTATCGAAAAATTCGTTAATTCCATATCCGATAAGGACACTGACTTTGTAAACTGGAAGAACTTTACCAGTAGGGGATCTATTATCCGAGATACAATTGAAAATATTTCCAAATGCGTCGATCAACAGTTTCCAGATATTCTGAAACGGCGGCACGTCTGGTCTTTTAAAAATGGGGTGTTTGTTGGTAAACAATACATCGCGGAGGGGGTATACGATTGCCGTTTCTACCCTTACGAAAGTAAAGAATGTATGTGCCTCGATCCAACTATAGTTTCTTGCAAATACTTTGATCAACAGTTTGACGATTTTTCAGAGTTGGAAAATTGGCAGGACATCCCGACCCCCTACTTTGACAGTGTATTGAAATACCAAAAATTTGAAGATGAGGTGTGTAACTGGGCCTACGTGATGGGTGGACGTCTCTGCTTCGATGTGAATGACCTAGATAGTTGGCAAATCATCCCCTTTTTCAAAGGCATCGCTCGTTCGGGTAAATCGACCTTGATTACCAAAGTATTCAAGAAGTTTTACGAAAACGAAGATGTTGGGACATTATCCAACAACATCGAGAAAAAGTTTGGACTTTCTGCGATCAAGGACTCATTCATGTTTATAGCCCCAGAGGTAAAGGGTGATCTCGCCCTTGAACAGGCTGAGTTTCAGTCTATTGTGTCAGGTGAGGATGTATCTGTAGCAGTTAAAAATAAGACAGCTGTATCGATTGAGTGGAACGTCCCGGGTGTATTGGGTGGAAACGAAGTTCCCAATTGGAAGGACAATTCCGGTTCCGTTCTCCGGCGCATTCTTCCATGGAACTTCGGTAAACAAGTTCAGGAGGCTGATCCGCTTCTAGATAAGAAATTGGACCGGGAGTTACCCAAAATTCTGTGTAAATGTGTTAGAGCTTATTTGGATTATTCTAAAAAATATAGTGACAAGGATATTTGGAATGTTGTCCCGAAGTATTTCAAGACGATCCAGAAACAGGTTGCCA